GCAGCAGAGTATCTCTTAGGTGCGACACAACAAATAACTTATATAGAAACAACTGAGAATGTAGTAGATAATAGTTCAGATTTCTCTGGAACTGCTGACACTGTTATTGACTTTTCAGTTACCAACCCATTCAGTGAGAGTTACTAATGTTAGGTATAACCCCACAATATAGAGGAACTCTTCGAAACTATATTATAGGATTCGGTTCTCTCTTTGATGACATAGATATCCAAAGAAAGGATTCTTCTGGAAATGTCACGAGCATTATAAGAGTACCACTCTCCTATGGCCCGGCGCAAAAGTATATCTCTAGAATTAACTCAGAGAGTAGTGATGTCGCAGTAGTTCTTCCCCGAATGAGTTTTGAGATATCTGGGATTAGTTATGACTCAGGAAGGAAACTTAATAAGATGTCTGGATACACTGGGGCTCATACTCCAGAAGGAAATAAAACATTTGTTTACAATCCTGTTCCTTGGGATATATCTTTGACGCTTTCTTTATTAGTAAAGAATGCAGAGGATGGCACACAGATATTAGAACAGATACTTCCTTTCTTTACTCCTTCCTTTATAGTGCCCATAAAAGAAGTGGAAGAATTAGATATAGTAAGAGATACACCAGTCATATTGGATTCTGTAGATGTCCAAGATACATATGAAGGAGACTATTTAACAAGAAGAGTTTTAGAGTGGACTTTAGGTTTTACACTCAAAGGATATCTATATGGTTCTCAGGATAATAAGAAGACAATCAGAAAGTCAACTGCGAAGATTGTCAATATAGATACAAACAGAGATTTTTCTCAACAAGAATATGAAATAGATCCCACTACTGCTACGGAACTTGATGATTATGGATTCGGCCAAAGTATAACAGAGTTTAATAATGAAGACTAAAAGTGTGGACGAAAAACTGAACGATTTTCTTGGAATCGAAAACGAGATAAAAGAAACATCTCAAGAGTTAGTTGTGAGAGCTAATAATGATATACAAGAATATCAAGAAGAGAAAAACGAACAACGTCAAAAAGATATTGAGAATGATTATGATTTTCATCGTCATAATCTACACGATTTGGTAGAGAAAGGTCAGGACACTCTGAATAATCTCATCGAACTTGCAAAACAAAGTGAACATCCGAGGGCATATGAAGTAGTAGGTCAATTGATGAAAACTACTGGGGATCTCACAAAAGATCTTATTGAACTTCAAGTCACTATGAATAAGATACAGAACACAAAAGAAGGTGGGCCTAGTAAAGTAGTAAATAACAATGCAGTATTTGTCGGTAACACAAATGACTTATTAGAAGTTATTAAAGGTAAGAACCGAGTTATAGATCATGAGTGATATCTATTTAAATAATCCTAACCTCAAAAATGCAGGGGTTGAAATTCAATGGACTCAAGAACAGGCACAAGAATATGTTAAGTGTCTAGAGGATCCAGTATATTTTATTAAGAAGTATATGAAGATTGTAAATCTAGATGTAGGTTTAGTTCCATTTGAGTTATATCCTTTTCAAGAAAAAATGATTCAGACTTTTCATGAAGAACGATTTACTATATGTAAAATTGGAAGGCAGTCTGGAAAGTCTATTACTTGTATTGCTTTCTTCCTTCATTATATACTCTTCAATAAAGATGTATCTGTTGCTCTTCTTGCAAACAAACTTGCGACTGCGAGAGAACTTCTTGGTAGATTACAAAGGGCATATGAGAATCTTCCTCTTTGGTTGCAACAAGGAGTATTAGTTTGGAATAAGACTAATATAGAATTAGAAAACGGTGCTAAGATAATGGCTGCTGCGACTTCATCCTCTGCTATAAGAGGTGGATCATTTAACATTCTATTCTTGGACGAATTTGCGTTTGTTCCAAATGAAATTGCAGAAGAGTTTTTCAACTCAGTTTACCCTACAATTTCTTCTGGTGAATCTACAAAAGTTATTATTGTATCTACTCCACAAGGTATGAATCATTTTTACAAACTCTGGAATGATTCAGTTCAAAATACTAATTCTTATAAATCTATAGAAGTTCATTGGTCTGAGGTTCCGGGCCGTGATGAAAAATGGAAAGAAGAAACAATTAGGAATACTTCTGAAGAACAATTTCGACAGGAGTTTGAGACTGAGTTTCTAGGTAGTACTAATACTCTTATTAATACTGCGAAATTAAAAAATCTTTCTTATAATACGCCATTAAAGATGACTCGCAATGGAACTGTGAAGATATATGAGGAGCCAAAAGAAACAAGTACATACTTTATTACTGTAGATGTAAGTAGAGGAAGAGGTCAGGATTACTCAGCATTATCGGTATTTGACGCATCAGAAGTACCCTATAAGCAAGTAGCAACATTCAGATCTAATGAAATGCCTCCTATGGTATATCCTACATTAATAAAGAATATAGCAGTCGAGTATAATGATGCGTATATACTAGTGGAGATTAATGACGTAGGACAACAGGTTAGTGATATTTTATATCATGATCTTGAGTACGAAAACATGATTTCGATTCATAACGATACTCGTAAAGGTCAGACAATTAGTTCTGGTTTCGGTAAAGCCTTTACACTGGGAATCAGAACAACCAAGGCCACCAAGAAAATTGGTTGTTTTAATATGAAGAGTTTGGTCGAAGAAGACAAGATGATAATTAATGACTTCGATACCATAAACGAACTGACAACTTTTGTTTCAAAAGGACACAAATACGAAGCAGAAAATGGTAAAACAGATGACATGGTAGACACTGTGATGTTATTCTCTTGGATGGTCACAGATCATTACTTCAGAGAACTGTCCGATTTAGACACCAGAAAGGAGATTTACGAAGAAAGAATTCGTATGTTAGAAGAGAATATGACGCCGTTTGGGTACATTCAAGACGGTGCAGAAATTGGGAATTTTTCAGACGATGAAGGACAAGTCTGGCAAGTTGTTGAAAATAGTCTTTAAGATTATTAAAAAACACTTTTTTTATAAATATTAATCAAAGAAGAATACACTTAAACTAATGAGTTTATGATAAATTTTAAGGAGATGATAAAATGCCATTTCAAGTAAGTCCCGGCGTTAATGTATCAGAAGTAGACCTAACTACCACCACTCCAGCAGCTGCGGTATCCGTAGGTGCTTTGGTGGGTCAATTTGCAAAAGGCCCAGTAGGTGAAATAGTTACGGTTTCTAGTGAAACTGAATTGGCGCAAGTTTTTGGTAAACCAACAGACCAAAACTATAGATCTTTTTACACCGCCGCGAATTTCTTGGCATATGCTGGGAACTTGCAAGTTTCTAGAGTTGTCGGAAGTGGAACATTAAACGCAGTCGCAGGAGTCCCTACTACATCGACTCCTACTCTTGCAACAGAAACAGGAACTGCTGTCTCTGCAATAAGTGGAGAAACATTCACTGGTAACGGCGCAGATACAACATTTACCTTATCTAGAGTTACTTACGACGAAACTCTCACGGTAACTGTGGACGGAACTGCGACTACAGACTTTACAGTTGATGGAACAACTTTGACATTTGGATCGGCTCCAACCGGAACTATTCTTGTAGATGTTCCCGCGAGAAGTAAATTTGAAGTTTCTCAAACAGTTGGGGCAAATGACACAGTAGAAGTGGACGGATTTAGTATTGGTGTTGATTTTACTGTTAGTGGTCAATCAATTGACTTCTCAACTGCCCCGACAAGTGATATCACAATTACAGTCAAGGGCCCAACAGTTACGTCATTTGCATATACCCCAGTATTAGTTGGGACTGAAAGTGATGTTGCGTTTGGATCCGGTCAGGCCGGTGGTTCTGAATTTGTTGCAAGAACTCCGGGCCCGCATGGTAATTTTTTAAAAGTTTATATGGTAGATTCCGGAACATTCTCTAGTTTATCATCAACGCTGCAAAATGAATTTTCTGGAGCCCCAGTCACTGGAGAAGTACATATCCTTGTATGTTCTTCTGAATCTGGAACAGATAAAGTTATTGAAAAATTTTCATTCTTATCAAAAGCATCTGATGGAAAGCTCGAAGACGGAACAAATATTTACTATATAGACTATGTAAACGAATATTCCGATTATATATTTGCAGTAAACCACACCACAGAAGGTACAAACTGGGGAACTCCAGCACTAGGAACAACCTTCGCAACTTTAAGTACTATGGTTTATGTAGAATTTTCTGGTGGAACTGAAGGTTCTGTTCCAACTGCCGGAGAAGCAATTTCTGGATATAGCGTATTTGAAGATTCAGAAACTACAGATGTTGCCTTAGTGATGTCTGGAGAGTGGGGAGATATTACAGACGGCAATACAGTACAAACACATATCATCGACACAGTTGCCGCTGGTCGAAGAGATGCAGTCGCTCTGATATCTGCACGATATGTAGATTGTGCAGGCTCATCTCCAGCATCTGACGTTATTAGTTATTTCACTTCTACAATGACAAGTAACAGCAATTATGCATTTGTAGATTCAAACTACAAGTATCAATACGACAAGTACAATGATAAGTATCGATGGGTTCCCTTAAACGGAGACATCGCTGGTCTTATGGCAAGAACTGACAGCGAAAGAGATCCTTGGTTCTCTCCCGCTGGTTTTAACCGTGGGGTTATCAAAAATGTTGTTAAAACTGCTTGGACACAAACAAAGGCGAACAGAGACGATCTTTACAGAAAGGCTTTGAACCCCGTTGTTACATTCCCAGGCCAAGGTACGGTTCTTTATGGTGATAAGACTTTCACTACAAAACCAAGTGCCTTTGATAGAATCAATGTAAGAAGATTGTTTATTGTTCTAGAGAAGACTATTGCAACAGCATCTAAGTTTACTTTGTTCGAAATGAATGATGAATTCACACGATCACAATTTGTATCTTTGGTTGAACCTTTCTTACGAGAAGTAAAGGGTCGCAGAGGTATATTTGATTTTAAGGTTGTTTGTGACTCAACAAATAATACTGCTCAAGTAGTAGATAGTAATGAATTTGTGGGTGACATCTTTATCAAGCCTGCAAGATCTATCAACTTCATCCAGTTAAACTTTGTTGCTACAAGAACTGGAACAGATTTTGAAGAAATTGTTGGATCTGTATAGTAATCGTTATAAATATAGTTAAAATTTAGGAGAAAACAATGGCGTTTGATATCGCATCATTCAAATCAAATCTGAGAAACGGTGGGGCAAGACC